ACAGGTATTTCCTTAGCAAATAATGGCCATGGAAAAACAGGTGAGTCAGGGTCATTTTTAACATCGTCTCCAGCTGCACTTTTTTTCCTAGCGTCATTTCTCGCATCAAAAGCTTTTTCATGCACACTGTCCATCAATCTTAAAAAAGCGTCGGTGGACGCCAAAATTACCGCAAGTACATTTCTTATTGTGGGTTCAAATCCAATTCCTTGATTTGATTTTAATAAATTATTTAACTCAGTGGTTATATTTTCTTCTATCGCCTTTAGTTTAGCATTTAAAGCCTTTTCTATTTTAAAAATTTCATCTCTAAAAAAACCTTCACCGTCAAATCTAAAAAAGAAAGGAACTTCTTTTTTTGTCACATCTACTGTCTCATCATCATTTCTATTCTGTACTACACTATTTCTAACGGCGTCTAAGTTCTGTAACTCGGTTCTGATTGATTGGAGTTCGGCCGAAGTAGGAAAAGCTTTTCCGAATCTTGCCTTTGCGGTTTCGGCTAAATCAATATATCCAACATTAGGTAATAAAAAAGGATTTGGAATCATATTAGATTCCTTAATATTCACAGGAATTATATCTTCCCGTTTTCCGGCCTTTTCTCCAAATGTTGCAGCATTTCTAATTATTTCATTATGTTTAGTAATTAAAGAATTTAAATTTGACAATACTTCATCATACTTTTTATAATCGCCGCTTTTAATTATCTCATCTATATATGTGTAAACTTTTGCCGGTTTTCCATCTCTGCCAATTACTACAAAATATTTTTTTTCATTTAAAAATTTCTTAACAAAAGATTTTGGTGAAACTCCTGAGAATATTTCGGCTAAATAGTCACTCAAAAGACCTCTAAAGGCATCCCCATCAGTCAATTTTGCAACGTCAACTTCTCCATAATTTTCTAATATGTTTTTTTCAAAATTTTGTAGTCTTGAAACTAATTGGTCAATTGTAAGAGTCGGAAATTTCTCATCTACTATTTTTTTAGTTTTGTATAATTCATAGACACTTTTAATTGTTTGGTATCCTCTTTTTTCAATTACTGAAGTAATATCTGTATTATTTCCATTTAATTGGTCAGCTGAATTTTGTTCGGGTGTTGTCGGTTCTGTTTGTATATTTGTATTAACTTGTTGTGAATACATGTAAGGTAATCCGAACAAAAATGATTGTTGTAAATCCGTAAGAATATTATATTTGTATCCAACAAAATTAAGAGTACTAATGAAGTTACCCGATGATTGGTCAAAAGATGCATTAAATTTTTGGAGTATCAAGGTATATCTTACAGCCTTTCCATAGTAACCTTTCATTGTTAAGTAAAAAGTTGGGTATGGAAGATTTAAAAATACAGAATACACTGAGTCATTTCCCGATTCAAACAATGCTCTTCCTCTCACGTCTTCTAGTGTCACAGTTACTGTTGGGGTAAAACTTGCTCCGCATCTATAAGTTATATTTGTAATACCCAATAATTCACTATTAATTACATTTGGGTCGGCACCTTCACTTTGTAAATTTGTCCAATTAGTTGTTAAACTATTTTGATTATTTGGTCTTAAAAAATTTACGGAAGCAATTGATTCATTTTTTAAAGTTTGTTTGTTCTGTCCCGACAAAAGTCTACTTCTTGGTTGTACATTACATTCCAAGTTAGCATACATTACAAGATTTTCTTGGGCAATATTCCTTTCTTCGGGGAACCCATTACTATTTATAAGTTTGTTTGGGTCAATTACAAATATATTATCAAAAGACTTTATATAAAAATTCTCATTTGCCATAATAAAAGAAATGTGTTTCTAGTGCTGCCTTATAATCTAAAAGAGAAGCCGTTAAAGGAAATGGAATTTTTAAAGTTGTATTATTCGGAATATTCATTTCTGAACCTCCATACTCCGGATTCGCTTGGAGAATCAACCATCCGAAGTAAGGTGAGTCATAGTAAATTTGTGAAACTTTGTCCAATCTAGATATACCAACTCGATATATATACATCTTATCAGTACTCTTAGCAGAAAGAATTACATATGGAATATTAACATAAGTTCCATTAACTGATAAATTATCATATCTATTAAAATATTGTGACGCCATTAATTGTTGAATTGTTTTTTTCCGTTAAATAAATTTATATCATTATTAGTATTAACTGTACTGTATACATCAGCAATTCCTTGCTGTACTCCATTGGCTCCACCTCCTTGTGTTGTAAATTCCACAATTCTAGTTTTATTAGTTAAACTCACACCATCTTCATCTAATGGATTAAAATTTTCAAAAGCTTTATATTCTTGAGTTCCCTTAAAATCTTTTACAGATTTTATTTCAGCCTTTTTAAGGTCGTCAAAAGTTTTTTTCCAATTATTATTTATAAAATCTTCAATTATTGTCTTGGAATTTTGCACATATTCTGACTGAACGTTGTTTACTAAAGCGTTAACAAATTTTTCTCTCCTGTTTGACTCTATAATTTCGTTAGAGAAAATAGTGTAAACATATTTGTCTATTGAATTTGTAAAAGGTATAATTGGATTATATTCAGTAGTATTTCCACTTATAGAACTTCCTGAGAAATAAATTCTATTATTAACTAAAGAAGCATAACTACTTAGAGAATTTGCAACTATATAGTAATCATCCCTAAACTCATCCATTGAATTTTGGGTACCTTCAAGAATACCAAATAATAGATAAGTTTTGGGGTCCCCATTTGCTAATATTTTACCGTCTCCGTAAGCCGCAATAATATCCATTTTAGCTATTAAGTTAACATACTCAACTTGGAAATCTGTAAGTTTTTGTATGTAGGATGCAACCGAAGTAAAACTTTCGCCAATTATATTATTAATATAGGTTTTATAATTTTCTTTAATTTTTATTTTTGTAGTTGGTTGTAACGATGACGTATTTATCTGTATAGTTAAATTTTCAGTCCCAGCATCAATAGCCGCACTAATTATATTACCAATTACAACCAAATTTGTTTCCCAACTTCCAGGTTTTCCATAGATGGAAGTTAAGAAGTCATTTCTATAATATAAATTATCGTAATATCCTAAAGTGTAGTACCTGTTTCTGTTAATTTGTGACCAAAGTCCTATATTATACTCACTAACAAAACTTTCATATGAATTAGTAACAAGATTAAAGTACTCTTTAGTTTTTTCAACGAATCCGTTAAAGAACTGCGTATATTCTGTTGTTCCTGTTTCAACCCCAGAGTCGTCTCTATTTGAGGTTCTAAATACCCCTAAAGTTGTCCCTCCTTCGTTTTGTACCGTATCATTTACATTATTAATAGTTACCAATGGTTCTTCATTCCTTAATGTATTAATTAAAGCCTTGTCAACCGCCTCTGTTGATTCTGTCTCTTCAGCTCTTTCATCATACATTTCCGTATTTGCGTAGTAATTAAATGATAAAGCATTTTGTAACTTTTCAACAGGTCCTTGTAATCCATGTCCTCCAATCATGTTGAAATTTAAAGTTACCTTTGCAATCATTGGTTGGAATCCAATTCCATCCGGATTAAAGTCCCAAAGATTCTCATAACTTATTTGTAATCCGTTGGGTATAATCTTAGTATGATAAAAATCTCCAATTCTTAGAACTAAAACTGGTGGGGTACCGAAATTTGTATTAAACGCATCTTTATCTTTTAGAAAAGTATCAGGTTGTTCTCCTCTAGTTGGTATAGTTCTACCGGGTCTGACACATTGATTTAAAAATACAAGTCTTGAATTTAAACCTTCGGGTGTCATGGAGTGGAAAGCCGGATTAAAAAATTTAAATTTCTTTCTAAAACTTTCATACAAGAACGAGTCTTCTTTTTTTATTACTTCAAAATAATCAGACTCAGTTAATAATTTTCTTATTATTTTTTTACTTACCCCTTTCAGGTTTGATGCAACATCTTTATTAGCAGGTTTTGGTTTTTGTCCAACAACTGCATCTTGGTTTGGTATATTTTGGTCACTTGTAGTACTAGGTCCTGACTGTTCTGTAGGTGGGATTGGTTGTACTGTAATACTTGATATTCTGATAGCTCTACAAGATGTACCCCTTAATGAAAAATCTTTACTTTCCGTATTAGCATTCCAATTAATACAACTTAATTCATTGCCAGCACCTGCAGAAGTAATTAAGGAATCTGCGTCAAGTGTTCCTAAGTTTTCTCTTTTAAATATTATTTTTTTATCGTCAATGTAATTTTGAATGGTTTTATTATTCGCTAAAGTTGTTTGTGCAAAAAAGTTTACAACCGAATCCGCCCAAGCCGCCGATATACTATCATTACTAGCTCTTCCTAAAATCCTTGTCCCATCTAAAATTATTTGTATAATACCTTTATTATTTTCTAAAATATCAATTACTTGAGTTCTAAGTTCAACCATCTTACTGTAATTGGTTGGCAAAGCATCCTCAAAGAAAACTTGTAAATCAGTATATGCAGAATAAGGTGACTGTGTAGAAGCAGATAAATAAGCATCATAAATAACCTGATAATTTTGTTCTGATTCAAGTCCTGTGTATACTTCAGGAAAATAGAATCCGTAATTGACATACCCGTCTAAAGGTCCTGCAGGGTCTTCACTAACACTTGGTGACCCAGTGTCACCAGCTTCGTTTAAAACCTGCTTTTTAGCGTCAGTTGTTGTATTATTACTTTGTAAAATTTCTTGATAAGCACTTTCAATTGTTGACCTATCTAAAGTATTGAAATTTTTAGCTATTTCGTATATGTCGTATTTTTTTAGTCCAGCAAAAAATGAAGCTAAAACTTGTGTAACAACGTTTTCGTCACTTTCATTTTGTAGTATTTTTTTCACAACTAAATCGCTAACAGATGGGTGGTCTACAATTATACTCCAAGAAATACTAGCACTTCTATCGGTTTGTTCGTAAGTATAAATTGGTTCCGGCCTACCTAAAAAAGTATTAGAATTAAATCTTGGTGTTGAACTCTCTTGTCCTATAGTCAAGTCATAAGGTGGGAACCACATAATTCTTCCACCATTTGGTCCCTTTTCACAATCAGGTAATTCAGTTTGTTCGGGAGCCCCTCTCCAAGCCAAGTTTTCAATGGAAAACATATATTTTTTTACTTTTCCATCTTTAATGTTTGTTGACTCGTCACCTGTCGTTGGCGCAATGTTAAGATTATAGGTTGAGTCTAAAACCGAATATGTTGACTTTCTTATATTTCCATTTATTGCCGTTCCATCTTCATTTGCAGTATCCGATATAAGATTTTGAAAGGTAAGATATGGTGAGTCTTTCGTAAAAATCCGTCCGTACTCCATACCAATTTGTGAACCTCCTGATGTAACATATTTTTTTACGGCAGAACCTTTTGTAATTTCTTTATATCCGTCGTTGAATACTTTACTTACTTGGTTCATCGCATTACCTACATGTAAAAGTCTTGTAGGTCCTGAGGCTGGGGCCGAGTCAATAATTCTTTGAGTTTTGTCAAGTAAAGAACCTTTTTTAAATTCGTAATTAATCGACAATGAACCATTAAACTTGCTCGATACGTCCCCTCTAAATGATGGGTTTGAACCAAATCCTGTCTCTCCTCCAGTACCTACTTTTTGTCCAGCTTGTTGTACATTTTTACCGCTAGCCCAAGTAAATCCACCAGTTAAATTTTGGTCATCAATATAGGCATTTGTATTTGGTCCAAACTTGATATTACTAACAATGTTACCTTCAAACTCTTTTGCCATCGCATCAGGACCAAATACAGTTGTATGTGTTTTGTTTCCATACTCATCTGTAGGTACTAAGGCCTCGGGAGAGTTAATTAAAGAAGGGTCAGATGTTTGATTTCCAATATATTGATTACCAATATTATTATCTTTATCAAAAATATTGTCTACTACAAGTCCAACTTGAGTTCTATTTTCTTCGTAGTAAGGTTTGTATTTATTAAATCCTAAATTAGTAAAAAGAGCTGTTTTTTGCCCACTACCTGTATTATTTAAAAACTTTGTGGGTACGACTCCTGTTGATGTAAGGGGTGTTGTTGATTTATTATCGGGCCCTTCCAACTGTTGGTCGGGGGACATATTATATCTTGTTGGTTCTGTTAAATAAGAACCTTCAATTGGTGAAACAGGTATATAAGTCCCTGTAAACCTTTGTATTAGAAATGCCGTTTGGTCAAAAACTCCGTCAGGAACTGTAATCGAGTAATTTTTATATATTAAAGGTTGTTGTCCTGAGATAAGTAAGGACGCACTAAAAATATCTTGGAAAGCCCCTAAATTTACTCTACCAATAGTATTTTTAGTTAACTCTCTTCTAACCCTTTCTAAAAATGCATCTGCAACATATGTTGCAGATATTTGAGCAAGATATGAGTCACTGGCAAGTTGGTCAGAAATACCAAGTAAATTTAATACTCCAACTTTTTGAGTTCCCAATAAATTAATATCAGGTATTGTAAAGTTTGGATATTCTCCACCTATATCAGTTATACCTTTTAAAATATTATCACTAGCGTAGTACGAATATGAATATCCATTTTGTGGAGTATATCTATTAATTACCGCAGCAGTATCAATCAAAAATTCGTTTAATAATTCTAAATTAGCATATTGGTAACTATATTCTATTTGTTGTTCTGAACTACCTATCTGAACATTTCCTGTACCAGCTTGTTGCATTGATACAGACCCTCCTTTGGTTGTTACTATCTCAGCAGCATCTACCTTTTCAGGTGTACCATATGTGTTTACTAAAGTTGCTTCTAATGCCGAATCAAATACATCAACCGACAAATCTTTTTGATTTCTTGGGGATTGGTCATTAAAAAAATACTGAAAATACCTATTGTTTTCATCGGCGCTAAAAGCCCCTTCTACAACATAAGGTTTTAAATTTCTAGAAATAAGTCTAGTCCTAAATTCTAAAGAACCAAAGAAAGTCAACAAATTTTGAATTTGTGGGGTGTTTTCCGCCATTTAACGTTTTCTATATAAATAGATAATATAATATTTTTTCAATTAGAATAGATGTTATACAAGTCCTAATCCAGCCCTTTCTACCGCAGCAACAACTGCTTGTTGAACTCCGTTATCAATTTTAAGGATGTTTACAAGTTGTGCAGTATCAATACCCGATGGCAGTCCTTGGAATGTGTGTCTTACTTCAACAACTATAGGTGAACCTCCTTCTACTGTAAGTCCTTTTGTTTCTTCGGATTTTTGGCCTGCGTCTACTCCAGGTTCAGTTCCACCCGCTTGTTGTGCCCCTATTGGTCCAGGTACGGCTATTTGAGACAAATCTTCAGGAATACCTTCTTGGGTCGTATCTAAAGTTCCAACATCGAATCCTTCTTCAACTGTACCCATATCATAAGTATCTTCAGTATTTTTTAGTCCTAACTCACCAGTATCTATTCCAACATCGGACATTTCCTCCTCATAATTAATTTCAGGGGCGGCAACTGTCGCTTCTTCACCAAATCCAAATAGTCCGGCAATGTCTTCAAATCCGCCTATGTTTCCTGCAAATTTTTGGCCAAACCCAAAAAGTTTTTCAATACCCTTTGCCGGAACTTGTGGTGTTTGTTCTTTTAATCTTAATTCTTCCAAGAAGGATAATTGTTTTTCTCTAGCTTCTCTGATTGTTTTTTGTATTTCAGTTTCTTCAGGTTCTTTAATTTCTTCAGGTTTACCTGAAAATGGTTTAATTGTCCCATCTTCCGCGAATTCAGAAACAGGGTCAACCGGCCCAAAATCTTCCTCATCTTCAAAAATATTTTCTTTAGAAGGTGTCTCAAATTTTGTTTCTTCAACTTCTAAACTTGGTTTTGGCGGTGATGGTAACTTTTGATTAAAAACACTCATGTCTAACCCAAATGTTGGAGTTTTTTCTCCCTTATCAATATTTTTAGTTTCTTTTCCACCCTCTCTATATTCTTCGGGTATTTCTATACCTTTTTCTTTGTAGTGTTCAACTGTTTTTTCATCATATTTTAAATTTTCACCAGTGAAAGGATTTTTACTATATAAAAATTTCTCAACGTCTTCTTTTTCTTTACCTGATAAAATTTGAGAACTTTCCTTTACAATTCCATCAGATGGTGTTTCTGAAGAAATTGGTTCAATTTTAGGTGGTTCTTCTTGTGGTTTTATTTTACTTCTAGCTTCATCAATTTTTGATTTTATCTTACTTCCCTCAAACTTTTCTCCTAATTTACCAGCAAACTTTTCAATTCCTCCACTAAGTTTATCAGCACCTTCTTCAATTTTTTCCCTTAAAGTTTTTGGTTTTTCCACTTCTGCTGCGGCCTTTTCAACTCCAACTGATGGTGTTTCGGGAACTGTAGGAGTAACTGTTTGAGTTTCTTCTTCAACAGTAATTGCCCTGCCTCCAGCCATTTTTCTTGCAGTTTCTCTATCAATACTTTCTCCAACTATATTACCTTCAGCATCTCTTGCAACAAAAGTTTTAGGAGTTTCAGGTACGGCAGTAATTGGTTTTTCTTCTTCTTGTTTTCCTTTTAACTTTTCTTTTAGTCCCCCAATACCTTCTTTTATTCTTTCCCCAAGTGGTTGTTTTTCTTCTTTCTCAGGAATAGGTAATGATGCAAGAGTTGGTTTAATTGGAGCCAATCCTTTGTCTTCAATTAATCCTTTTGATTCAATTTTAGTATCAAATGATTCAACTTCACCTTCTTCTATTTCATATGATTTGTTCGCATATTCTGTAGCTCTTTTTCTTATTGACTGAAGAGTATCTTCATCTTCTTTACTTAGTGTTTTTCCATCAACTAACTTTTCTTTTTCAAATTTTTCAGCTTCCCTTCGAGCTTGGGTCGCTTTCATGTCATAATATTTTTCTTCAAGTTTGTCATATGGTTTGGTAAGAATATTACCTTCCATCATTATTTCCTCTTCTTCTTTTGTAAGTTTTGGTAATTCAAATTTCTCTCCAGGTGCTTTAGAAAAAGCCGCTTCCTTTCTTATTTTTTTACTAGCGTCTGGAAACTTTTCTTCAAGTTCTTTTAAATTTCCAGACTTAAATGCCAAGGATGACCTTATCGCAGTTTCTCCTTCTATTAAACTTTCAGGAGTTTCAATTTCTGTTTTTGGTATTGGTGGTGTTACAAATTTGGGTTCTTGTTTCTCAGGACCTATAAGTTCACTATCTTTTTTGGCCTGAGCCTTCATTTCATCAGTTAAAAAGAAAGCGTCCTTACCCTGTCCAACAATTTCAGCCCCACTAATTTCCTCCAACAATTTTTTATATCCTTCATATGCTGATGGTTCTTCAGTTTGTTCTGTTTTTTTAAATATTCCTCTTGTTTTACCTGTTGGTAGTGTTTGTGGTAACTCTTCTGTAAGTTCAGGTAGACCGGCTTGAGTATCTATTGTAGGTGTTTCAATCGTAGTCACTACAGGTGTTGGAACTGCTAGCCCTGCTTGAGCCATTGCCTGTTCCGCTTTCAAACTTTCTTCTTCCTTTGTTGGTTTAAATAAAACTCCAGTCCCTGCAGTTGCTTCTCCAACTAATCCTTCTTGAATTAATTTTTGTATTTTATCAAAATTAGTCTCTTCTCCTTCTGTTTTTTTACCAGCTGTAAGTAATTCAGTTAAGGAGTCTCCAATATTTAAATTTTTAACATTAAGTGTTTCAACCTCAGATGTGTCTAATTTTAACTCAGTAATTGGTTCTGTTGTTTCAGGTTGGTCTTGTTGTAAGGCAATATTTGTTAACTCTTCTTGTTTTATTCCAAGTTCAGTTGCAGTTTTGTCTAAGTTACCTATTCCTTCTTCTGTACCTATTTCATTCGGTGTGTATTCCTCTTCAGGTAGTACAAATGTCTGTTCTTCCGCTTTAGGTTCTATAAATGATTTAACAAATGCATCTTTGATTTTAGAAAACCTTCCTTTCTTTTCTTCTTCAGGTTTTTCTTCAGTTTCAACTTTTCCCTCTGATATAAATTTACCTAAAATACTTGGTTTTTTATCAAATAATCCTTCTTCAGTTTTTCCCTCAGGTTTACCTAACTCAATTTTAGATTCTTTTTCTAACCCTCCTATTTTTAACTCCGACATTTTTTGTAAACTACTTTCAAATCCTTTTAGTAGGTCTAATTTTGGCTCTTCCGTCTCTTCGGGTGTCTTTTCAACCGTTTGTGTTTTTAGTTCTTGTACAAAATTATTGAATTTTTCAAAAAATCCTTTTTTATCTTCTTCAGGTTTTCCTGCTACCTCATTTAGTAAAGGAAGTTCTTCAATTGTTTCAACGGGAGGTAACTCTCCAACATTTTCAGTTTGTTGTACTTGATTTAAAACTTCCGCAATTGGTTTAAATTGAGTTAAATCTAATCCTTCAAGTCCACCTATGTCCGCAAGTGCTGGTCCAACTTCCATAGTGAATGGTTCTACCATTCCTTCATCTTTAGTGCCCTTAACTTCAGGAGTACCTTTTACTTCAGGAGTTGTAATTGTTGGAGTAGGTACCGGTGCGGTTAAATTAATTCCTTCTTCAACTACAATCTTTCCTGTCCTAATTGTTTGACTTTCTATATCGTCAGGAAAAACAAATTCACTTTTTTCCTCTGTAATTGGTTTTTCTATAGTCAGAGAAGACGCTTTAATTTCTTGAGTATTAACTGAATCAGGAAATTCAAACTTCATTTCATCAGGGAACGTGAATTTTTCTCCTTTTTGTTCCTCAGTTTCCCCTGTAATTTTATCTTTTATTTTCCCTATTTTTTCTTCTGCGTTTTCTTTAGTCTCAGTAACCTTACCACCAAATTCACTTAGTTTACTTTCTAAATCCTTTTTGAATTTCTCAGTGTCAACTCCAATTAGTCCTCCAAAATTTTCAATAACTCCACCAAAACCTTTGAGAACTTCTTCTCCAATACTTTTTCCAGCTGCTTTTATAGAATTTAAAGCGTCCAGAGCGGCGGTTTTGTCATCTTCTTTGGTTTCTGTTTTAGTTGCAGCTATTAAATTATCTGTCGCTTTACTAATGTTAGTTGCAAGGTCATCAAAAGTTTTACTAAGTTTGTTATTTTCAGGCCCTAACTGTTTTTCTAAAGGTTCATTTATTGCTTTATTTACTGTTTGAACCGAGGACAATAGTGCAGGGCCAACTTTAGATGCTCCAACAAGTAATCCAGGTGCTGCCGCTAGTGCCTCATTTGCCTTTTTAATGTCCGTTAAAACATCAAGTTGACTCTGAGCAATTTGTTCAATGGTCTTTGGCTCCTTGTCTTCTTGTAAACCTGTAAGATATTCTTTTAAACCTTTGTCGTCACCCTTGAATTGGTCCATTACCTCTTGGATGGTCTTGGATACAGGTTTTCCGTCATCACCTATTTCTTCTGTTTGAATTTTGTATTCACCAGATTCATCCATTGTCGCCATATTGGCCACAAGTTCTTTGGTATCTTGGTCAACATCAAATCCCGAGAATGATATTTCAGAAAGTTTTTTGTCAAGGTCAGCAGTTCCAAGGGCCATTCTTTCAACTTCACCAATGTCCATTTGAAGCTCTCCGGCAATTTCTTTTAACTGCCTTTTAGCACTTGGCATTATTTGGAATGTCTTCGTCTTTTCGTCAAAAAAGGTGTATGTTTTAAACATCTCACCAAGTTGCTTCTGTAACTCAGGAACATTGTTTTGGGCAAGGTCCATAAGTTTCAATGGGTCAGTTAAATCAGATGTACTAGCTCCGAGTCTTTGTAAAGCTGAAGATAATTCAATTGCCCTTTCTGGAGACATTAAATCATCTGCCAAATTAAACGTGGAATCCATACTAACTCTTAGAGCCGTTGCCTTTGCCGCCATTCGAGCAAGTCCCTCAACCCCTCCTTGGAATCCAAACCTATTTAACTTATCTAAATTTCCAACTACTTTTTCTGATACTAATTTAGCGTTTACACCAAGACTGTTAGCCACATCCCTAACAACCAGCATTTCCTTACCGATGTCTTTTAAAGACATACCTGCGTTTAAGAATCCAGATTCAAGTTTTTCAACTCCTTGTCCTGAAACTTGAGCAGCCGCAAATAATTCTGTAGTAAGTTCTTGGGATAATGTTACATTTTTACCTAATTGTTTTAGAGTTTCAAGTTGGACTTGTAAAGCAGAATCGGCCTTACCTCCCATCTTAATAGTCTCTAAAGTTGCTCCAGCTAAATTTTTACGGATAGCCTCCGACATATTTTCGCCGGCACCCATTTGATTGACCAAAGAACGAAATCCTTGGTCCATTGCAACAATTCCTTGCTCAATTTTTACTACGGGTTTCTCAGCTAAATCCGCAATCCCTTTGAAGGATTCTTCAAAATTAAATAAGGTTGAACTTAATTCACCTTTATCTTCTTGTACTGGTCCAGTTTCTCCTTCTTGCATCATACTCTATAAATAATCAAAAAGTTATTTTTTTGGTGAATTATACTCGATAATTTTATCCACCAAATACCTTCTCTGATATATAGGTAACTTCATAAAATCAGAGTATGATGTATGTAAATACTTGCCCAACATATAATATTGGTCAAGAAGAGACAACATGTAATTAGAAGAAAGGGCGAAAAAACTCAGCCCCAAAGGCGATTTTAACCATTACCTTTTTTCCTGACGGGGCTGTTACTTCACGGTTTAAATCTATTTTTGGTTCATTAATATTCAAAAAGTTTTTGATATACTTAGAATCCATAATAGGCATTTGTTCAATGAATTTAGCAATTTCCCCTTTGTCTGAACTTCCATTTAATTCAACAATTTGTTTTGTGAGTCTCCATGTTGCCTTTGGAGCAATCATGTTGGATGGATATTCATCTGCCATTCTTTCGATATCAGTACTTTCACCATAAGATAATGGTTTCAACTTAACTGATGCTCCTGATTTAGGTAGTTTTGTAAGATAGTGACCGTTGTCATCGGGTTCTACTTCAGGTTTTCTAAATGATAATTCATCAAGTAAAACTGATTTTGAAAATTTAGTTCCTGTGTCAGGGTCAGTAAGACTAAAATTATATTCTGAACCAAAAGAAGTATTTCTTAAAAACAAAAGAATTGCCTCAATGTCACCCTCCAACATTTCAGAGGGATTCAAATCAGGTTCATATAGTTTGCTTCTAACAAGTCGTAATACAAGTTGTTCACCTGATAATTTACCGACACTACCAAGTAAGTTTTCATCAGCGGCGGTCAGATATCCAACTTTTACACTTTTTTTCTTACTTTTATAAAATTTACCTTGGCTAGGTAAAACAACCACGTCGTGTGGCAAATTAAAATTTTCTTGTCCTGCAATTTGTTCGTTCATAATTTATATTTTTTAACTAAAAAAAAATCCGCACAAAGTACGGATTTGTAAATAGTAATTGGAATTTTTTCTCGATTAGTATACAAGAACACAATAGTCAGGACGGAGAGTAGCAACAATCTTTGCCAAACCATCTTGACCATAATCAAGACCTTGGAAATCCACATCGGTTAGGAAAGTTCCTACCAATATCCATTTTTCTACAACAACGCCTGTTGGGTCCAAAAGTTGTAAAGTTACATCTTTCTTGTATCCAGCAGCGTAACCCATACGACCTGTTACTGATTCAGCGTGTAGACGCACCCACTCCATAAGAGCTTGAGCAGCTGAAGGTCCAATCGGGTCACGGAAAGTACAGTTGATAGTGCCCCATGTGTAGCGACCAGCAACGTATCTTTCAGTGTTTAGAAATGGAATTGGTGTTGAACCAATTGTGATTTTAGGTCTTGAAGTAGATTCTACATACCATTCGTTGATACCGAGTTCACTAGGGAAACTAAGTATGAACCTGTTCATCCTTTTGGGTTCATACGGTATCGGCATTTTCATCAGTAAATCAGCCATTTTCTTTTGTTTTTAATTTTCTTTTATTTTTATTATAAATAGTGTTAGTTTTAAATTTTTCTATTTACTTCCAAATTTTTTTTAACCAAACTTACACTAGTCTTACTTATAAGTATATTAATATTTCTTTTTTATACCTCCATGTGTAGAATACATTTGAATAATATTTTCTGGGTCATCTTTTAAAGCACTTTTCATTTTTTCCAAATTTCTTAAATCATCATCTGAAAATCCTATTGTTGGTACAAATTTATTGCTTACATCATTTTTTAGGTAAGGAGTCTGCCCAAGTTTTTTTGACATACCCATTACATACCTTTGAAACTCTTTAATTGCGTCGACTTTTCCTTGTTCAGGATTTTGTGCTGAGCCGGCTCCGTGTGTTACAGGATAATACTTATTCATATTCATGTAATATTCCACAAGTTCTGAGTCACTTAATTCGTCTTCTCCCGCAATCTCTCTATACTTCTTCAAATTTCTAACCAATTCTTTTTTTGATAGTCCTTTATATCCTACCTCTATAAGGTTCTCTATTGCTTGTTTGAGTGTCTCTGGTGAGTGTCCTCTTGCGGTTATTATAGAAAAAATTGAACCTCCATTAATACATTCCACAAAATCATCCCAAGCAGGACCAGGTTTTGCAAGTAATGAATCAATTATAAATTTTTTATTACCAGCGTCTGAAAAGTTTCTAAAGGGATTTTCCGCAAAACCAACTATAGTTTTACCTTTATATTCAAAATCTTTTTTGCCTACGTCAACTCTATGCTCTGCAAAATCTTCTGTTCCCATACCGACTTCATTACCTTCAGAGTCCATTAACATAATTTTTGTTGGCATATACATTAAATTATCATCCCAGTCAAAAGCATAATATTTTAAATCAGGAGTTAATTCTTCAGTAAAACCTTCTGTAATTATTAATTTCATATATTATAAATATATTAAAAATAAAAAACCCCCGTTTCCGAGGGTTTTTAAATTTATTTTTGTTTCTATTAGATATTTTCAAAACTTGCTCCTTGTGGAGTAATTACGAATTCAATGTCAATAAATTCAAGAGCCTTAGTTGGCTTCAAGAATATACGTCCTGACATTTGGTTAGAATCAAAATCCGCCGGGTCATTTGATACAGTTACACGGAAGTCTGTAATACCTCTGTCTCTACGGATAGCATCCAAGATTGGGTTTACAGAATCCAAGAACTGTTGTCTTACAACTGCGTCGTTTTGTTC